CGTTCGAGGATGATCGTGTTCAGATTCCGCTCGTTGTCCAGCCGGGATTGCTGGACGTTGGCGAAGCGTTCTTCCCGTGCACGGGGTGTATTGCGTTCTGACTGCGCCCGCTTCTCTTCCTCGTTTCGAAATTGCTCGAAGAACCCGACATTAGGGAACACCTCTGCCAACGCCGCGTAGAACTGCCTGCCCGGCTTGGCGAATGTCTCTTCGCCACCGCCTGCCAGATCGCGGATCAATTCCGACACGCCGCCCAACACCACTTTGGGGGCGTTGAATGCCGTGATGGTGGCCGAGGCGATCGACAGGAATTTGTTCTCCATCCCGCCGCCGAAAAACCCTTTTCCGGCCGCTGCGCCTGCCGCCCCTGGCCGAGGTGCCGCCCCCGCTGCTGCTTTCGCCTGTGCCGTGGCCTGTGCCGCTGTCGCCGTGGCGTTTTTGATTTCCTTCGCCAACGCCTCAACCTCGATGATGACCGGGCCGCCGATACGACGCTGGCCCCCTGGACGCCTCGCGCCCAGTCCCCCGAAGTCACCGCCACCGAACCCGCCACCACCGGCCATCATGCCACGCTCTGGCACGATCAGCCCGCCTCGGTCGATGAATCTGCCGAAGCCACCGGCACGCTGCAGGCCACCACCACCGCCGCCACCCTGCGCCACGGCAGCCGGAACGATCAACCCGCCACCAACGTCAACGGCCCCAGGGGGAACCGGAGCCCCACCGCCACGCCGACCACCTCCGCCACCCTGGCCAGCCCCGAAGCCCTTTCCGGTCTTGCGGTAAAAGGTGTTGTATGCCGCCTCGACTCGCCTCAAGCTGTCGATATAGGCCTTCTCGACCCGCTTGATCTCGGCCAACTGGCTGTCGACGTGTCGCTTCTGTGCGCTCCTCAGCCGTCCAAGGTGTTGCTTCTCGGCCTGCTCGATTGTTTTCTGGATGGCCGCGATGTCCGCCGTGATTTTCTTCCTGGCATCAGCAGACGCCTGGAAGTCCATCCGCACTTTGATCAGCACATCGGTCGAGAGATTAGCCACGACGTCCCCCGATCAGTGCACCGACTGGACCAGCGACACGCAACGCCAGCTCCATCTCCGCCGAGTCGCTCGCCTGCCTGATGATGGCAGCGTTCCTGCGAACGATTGGATCATCGGGAAACTGCGCCACGGCTCGGCACTCGCTGTAATGCTGATAGGCCTGCCAGTTCTGATCGGTGAGGGCTCTGGATTGCTCTGGCGTTCCCTTGGGGCAGCCGTTCGCCCTGGTACGACATGGCGGGAGATTGCCGACGGGCCGGCGCACTGGCTCGCCACGGCTTTTCATCCTTTCCCCCGTCTTCTCGTCGTACACGTACGCCTCGCAGTCCTGGCAATCGCGGTGAGCAACTTCGGGGTGCAGGATTGTCAGCCGCACCCCCTCCGCTAGTTTTTTGCCGTGTCTCCCTGGACGACAGAACCGCACAGCTTCTCCCAGAGGCGAGTCGGCAGGGGATGGACAAGCCGCCTGATGTGCTCTGGGGCAATCGGCAACACCTCGCCCTTCTGGTCGGGGATGTTCCACGCCACGATCTTGTCGGCTAGCATCTCCCAGACTAGCCGACTCCATCCAGCATCATCCAGCCCCTTGGCTCGGGCAAGGTATCCGGCGAAGTCCTCGCCAGCCATCGGGCGATAGGTAAGCTGGATCTCGTCCCAGAGTTCGCACGCGGGAATGGTTGCCTCGCGGGTGTAGCCATCGGGAATGTAGGGGCTTGGCATCGTGTCGCCTTATGCTGTGCTGTCGCTGGTGATGACCAACTCTTTCGTTGCTCCGCTGCTTCGGGCCGATCCCGACAACGTGAGGAGGATCTCCCCCGGACCACCAACCACCGGGGAAGCATCGGGGACCATCAAGGCCGCCACACTGAATGTAATCGATCGGTTGCCGTTCGTCAGTACGAAGGTCGCAGCACTCGCCCCGGCCGAGTTGATGCCGTAAAGATCGACCTCATCCGAGGTATACGGCACCGTCAGAGACAGCGTGACGTCTCGGCCTTCTGTGTGAATGTCGGTCGCGGTCTGGCTGTTCGCGAACCGGCTGTTGATCCGATTGTCGATCGTCAGTTCCCACTGCGTGACCGTCCGCGTCGTTCCCTCGATCGTGCAGACAGCATCAGACCAGACATAGGGAGGATCGGTCGGGGCGGATATGCTCGGGAAGGCAGTCGCCGACACAACCTCTGTCTTGCCAGTCAACTCACAGTCGAGTTCCAGCGGACCGCCAGCACTGGCCCGGAAGGTCGCTCGTCCGATCTTGCAACCGCCGTAGACGAACCGCTTCGCCACGCGGTCAATGAGCACGTCGAACGCCGGGAGAGTCTCCGCGAAGGCGAAGACGTCTGTCGACTCATTGGCCCCCATGATGCGCGGTAGGATCAGGTCCAGCATCGAGGGTGTAGCGTGAAACTGGATGCCCCCGCTGACCCGATAGATGCTATCCCGTGCTCGCTCGATCGGGATGGACCGCGTCCCACGAATGCCGTTCGTCTCGACGATCTCCTGCTGCTTTCTCAGGCTCTCGCTGATGAACTCGAACGCCTCGGTGTACGATCCGACCGCTGTTCCAGTCGCCGCCATCGATAGGCGACTCTGGTGCCCCATGCTCGCGTCAGCCATTGCTCAAGCCCTCGTTGAATTGAGTCGCTACGGCTGCCGCCAGCCGGTTGCCAATCTGTGACACCACTTGCCCATTCACCCCGACATGCGGACGGGCCACCATTCGCAGACTGCCGTCCTTGTTCTTCGTGCCTGTCTGGTGGAAGTGGGCGTATTCAACTGATGTTCCGAACGTGAACCAGTTGTCCCCAGTCATCCACACTGTATCCTGTGTTCCCTGCGGAGTGGTGAGACTCTCGAACATCCGCCCCGTATCGACCAGAATCGTCGAATGCCCTTTCGCCTTGATCGTCGACGGGGCCAGAGGAGCCCACGCCACGCCATCGGGTCCGCGTTGCTCGCGGTACATCTCACGTTCAAACTCTTGCACGAACCCTATCGATTCATCAAGGGCTTGAGTGTAGATCCCGTTCTCTGCCTCCTCGGCTGCCTTAACCACCCACTCGACCATCTCGCCCAGGCTGTCCAATGTCTTCACGTCCGACCCTCGCGGTTGGTGATCCGCAGAACGAACCCCGAGACAAACAGATCCCGGGCGAAAGCCGTCTGATCGACGATCGCCAGAGGCTGCACTGCCATCGTATAGCCCCGCGTCGAGTCCAGCCGCTGGTTGCTGAACGCCTTGCGGATCGTCTCCCGCCACGTCAGACGCTGATCCAACCCCAGCCGTTGCTTGTCCATCGGCTCCTCTGCATCGATCCGCAGAGATGCTACGAGGGCCACGAGGACGGGGTATACGATGTCGTCGCGAAGATTCGTTGATGCCGTGATGGTCTCCGCCCCGAACGGGCTGATGATCACTGCGGGCATCCGCTCCGACGGCAGGCGGGCGATCTCCACCGCAGCACTCTGGCAGATGACGACATTCGCACGCGAGATGCCGGGTAGATTGAGGGCCTGCACCTGCGTCTGTACGGTCTCCAGAATCGTGGTCAACTCGGCGGGCATTAGACCTGCCTCCGACAAATCACCGTGTAGCGCGTGTCTAGGGTGGCCTGGCTCGCGCTCAGCACCCGCCACCGCACGTTAGAGGCGTCAATGATGATATCGTCGACCTGCACGCCACGGGAACCGGCTTGGGTGGCATTGAGGCTGAACCCCTTCTCGTCGCCCACGATGTCGATTCCAGCCGCGTTGAGTCTCTGTCTGTTGACCACCCCACCCACCGCGTTATCGACGGTTACCGACGTAGCACCATCCGGGCGGATCTGCCGCAAAGTGACAGTCTCGCCGTTGTCCCAGAGGGTGTAGTCGCCGCCGATGTTCAGCGTCATGTCGTGGCCTCGCCCAACTCTTCAAACGCCCCGACCGCAGCCGCCTGAAGGTTGTTCAGCGCCATGATCTGGCCGAGGATCGCAGTCCGATAGCCGTTCCAGTCGACTTGTTGCCCATCGATGTTGTACGAGGGCTTCGGGTTGGCTGACTCGGTTGCCAGATTGGCGAGTAGGTTGCTGCGAATCGTCGCGATTTGTTCCGCGTCAGTCGGCATCAGACCGCCTCAATTTCCAGCTTCTTGCGGGTCAACACAACGCCTCCATTGCCGTTCCCGTTGTAGGCTCGGATGGCGTCCTCGATGGTCTCGGCCTCGACGATCCGCCAGTCTCCACCAGACCCGAGGGGCCGCATCTTGTAGCGTGGCAACTGCACGCCGGGAGGGGTCTCCTCCAGCACTGCCACAGTCTCGACCACCTCGACAGGTTCGGCCACTTGCTCAACTGCTTCCGCCTTTTGCTTTGCCATGCTCCCATTCTCCAAAAAAGAACCCCCGCCAGCTTGTGGCCGACGGGGGCGTATTGTGTCGGCCTCATCAGCCTACTAGGCGGTACACTTCACCATCGCACGCGGCTCGATGGTGGCAAACGCACCGCGCTCGCTGGCCTTGAATCGCATCACGACGTCCTGCGTGAATTCCGCCTCGTTGTTGGCGGGAGCCTGCACGACGGTGAGGGGCCAGTTCTGCATGTACCTGAAGGCTCGCCGAGGATCGCCGAGGTACCACGTGGTGTCAGTCGCCATCTGCCGCGCCAGTTGATTGGTCGACACGATGGTGTAGTTGGTGATGGGGTTGCTGCCCCGGGTCTCCGTGGGGTTGCCAGTCGTGGCGTACCCGGGAGTCGTGACAGTGATTTCCGTGGCATTAATGATCCGCCTGGCCGTGTAGAGCAACTGCCGAGTACAGATCAGATGCGACGGATTCAGCAGGATCGGCTCGCCGGTTTCCGGGTCGAGCATCTCCGAAAAGAGTTGCTCAGCCGCGTCGATGTCCGTCCAGTCAACCAAGGCATTTGTGGCCGCGAGATTGTCCCACGTGTGGCTCCCGGAGTTGTCTCCGTAAGTCGCGATGGTCGTATCCCGCCAGCGGTATCGATGGTCGGTCACGGTCTCATCAATCACGCAATTGATG